GCACACCAGGGCGACCGATGCGGACCAGCCCGCCACGCCCCTGCGGGACCTTCTCAACGTACATATTGATCAGGTTTTCGCGGGTGTTCTGCTCTGTCGCACTCTTGCCCGCCTTGATGGCAAACGGCGCTTCAAGCATCTAGTAGTCCACCAGCCGCTGCGACGGCATGACCGGAATGTCATTGTCCGCGTTCACGCTGTCGGGATCAAAGGAGGCGTTCTGGATTGCCTCTTTCCCGTTGTTGCAGAGGTTCACCGTCACCGCGTCCGGCTGCTTGCCATAGCGGGGGGCAAGGCGGACAGCGAGACAGGCCGTGAACGCCTCGTTCCCCTCATCCGCAATGGACGAAAGCCCGTAGGTGTCCACCGATACCGTCTCGGTGAGGCTATCGAGCGTGGGGGCGGCCATGATGGTCTTTTCCAGCACCCACTGCTGAAGCATGTTGTTCAGTGCTGTCAGGCCGCGCTGCGCTTCGTAGTCCTGAAGCGGCTCTTCGGCCTCGTCGATCCCGAGCATGGCGCGGGCGTCAACGATGATGTCGTGTGCTGTCGCCATGGGAACCTCAAATGAATGGGGGAGAGGCGAACCCCTCCCCCGGTCTTGTTACGCCGAACCCTTGATGAGGCCGGCAGCGACCATGGCGGCGCGAAGCTCGTTCACCAGCGTCACGATGGCGTTGGCCTGAGCCTCAGAGTAGCCGTAGGGGGTCGATGCAGTGGCAGCCGTGGCAGCAACCGCAGCCTGAGCAGCACCGGAGCGCTGCACGATCGGGGTCGCACCATAGAAACCAATCTTGTCGGTGGCCGACTGACCAAGACGCGCGCCGTCTCCACCGCCGTCCGAGAGTTCCTTCACAGCCATTGGACTGTCCTTTCAGAAAAGAGGAAGGGGGCGGTGGTTAGCCGCCCCCATGGGATCAGGTCGAACCGCTGATGCGGGTCGCGAGGCGCGGGTCGATGGTCTTGACGCCATAAAGGATGTCGAGACGCCACATCGAATGGTCGTTGATGCCGTCATAGACGGGGATCACACGAACCGACGTGCCCTTGTAGGTCTGGCGACCCACCTGGGTTGCGCCCGGAGGCGAGACAAGCGGGACCGTGACCAGAGCGAAGGCGTTCTTCTGGAACACAAGGTTCTGGCGATACGGGGTCGAAGCCGTACCGAAGAACGTCACGGCCTGGTTGTTCAGGTCCGTAACAGCCGTGATGTCGACGTTCTTGAAGGCACCCGTCCAGATCATGGCCGGATAGATCTCAAGATCCGTCTCCGAACCCACCGCAGTCGCGTCGGAAACAACGACGAACTGCTTCAGGAACGGAAGGCGAGCCTTCGTGACCGGGTTGACGGCCCACACGCCATCGATGGTGAAGACCTCACCAGCCTTGATCGTGTCGGTCGCGCCGCCGAGGGTGTCGATGTGGATCGTCTGCACCATGGTGTCCTTGACCGACGCATACGAAACGGTCGAGGCGGTGATGGACAGGTCGATCAGCGGGGAGCCGGTGCGCGAGCCCATGGTCAGGGACTGCACGTTCTGGCTCATGTGGGTGTCAACGCCACCGATCATGCCGAGCGAGCCCTTGCGATAGGCACCCTTGGCAACGTCCTGCATGTACAGGGCGGTCTGGGAGCCAAGCAGGCCCCAATGATCGGAGGGAGCAAGGGCAGCCATGCGACCCTCAGAACCCACCGCATATTCGTCAAGGCGCTGGGGGCCAAGAGCGAAGTCAGCGTAGGAATTGATGGTCTGGCCGGCAGTGCCAACCCACGACGGGATGTCCTTGGCGAGAGCCGCAACATCGCTGTCGATCTGGTTGGCAAGCTGGACCATAGCCGGCTTGATGGCGCGCTCGGTCAGGTCCTTGATGTTCAGGGACAGTTCCTGCGAGGTGAACTTGAAGTCCACGCCCTTGCGCTTGTTGACCTGGATGGTCGTCTTGCCTTCCACCACGTCCTGAGCCGAGGCAACGGCACCGTCACGAACGGTGTAGTCAGCCGGCTTGCGAATCGAGATGGTGTCGCCAACGGTGTAGCCGTTCGGAGACATGTTGAAGTCTTCCTCATAGCCACGGAACACCTTGTCCGCAAAAATGAGGTTGTTGTCGAGAACTGCCACCGCCGCTTTCGCGATGATGTCAGCCGTAAGCTGGGAATTGGACATTTCGGGGAGCCCTTAGGCAGGCACCCGCATTAGCTGGCGTCCTTCAGCAGCCATGCTGCAAAGGCGTCCATGCTCATGTTGTCGGGTGCTGGTGTCGTGGAAGGCGACCCACCCCCGGCCAGTTTCGGCGCGGGCGGCGGTGCCGTTGATGTTCGCTTGGGCGGCGGGATCGAAACCTTCGCTTCGATGCGGCCGAGTTCCAGACCCTGACGGGCTGGCGGGAGTGACGCGATGCGCCGTGCTTCCTCGGGATTCTTGCCGAGGTAGTAGAGGATGGCCGGGCCGTTATCGTGCTCTGAGATAACGTCCGCCATCGTCTCCGAGACGGGCAGTTGCGGGTTGTGCGCGATGATGTCGAAGTCGGGGAACCGATCCTTGACGGTCTCGACCTTCTCACGCCATGCGGAATGACGCGCCTCTTCGGCGCTCTTGCGGGCTTCCTGCGCCTCTTCCTTCAGTTCATCGGCCCGCGCCTGCTTGACTGCGTGGCTGGTCAGGTCGGCCTGGAACTTCGTGGGATCGTCGTAGGAATCGGGATTGGGGGCTTGCTGCGCTTCCAGAACCCTCAGACGCGCCTCTAGTGCTGCGGCGCGGCGTTCGGCTTCCTTTTTCGCGGCAATGGCCTCTTCCACACGCTGTTGGGCGCGTGATTTCGGCTTCTCCTGCTTCTCGTCTGCCTGTTCCTCGGCTTTCGCTTCGGCTTGGGGCTGTTCGGTTTCAGGAGTTTCGACCTTTTCGGTGGTCTCGACCGGGGCCTCAGTTTCAGCCTGAGGGGCGGCTACCGGTTCAACGTCAACCGGCTGCGGGGTATCTTCAGTCATCAGGGGTCCAAAGAAAAAGGCCGCCCCGAAGGACGGCCCCTGATCCGGTTCAGCCGGGACTGTCAGCCTTGCGCGGGCTGAAGCGCGATCTCAGGGTCCATGATGGCCGGAGGTGACATGATGTTCTGCATGGCTTGCGCGGTCCTGGCTTTCTCGCCTTCCGTCTTCGCCATGGTGTTCTCGATCTTGGCGGCCTTCTCTCTGGCCTCTAGCTCGGCAAGCGGGTTCGGCTGCTGCTGTTGCTGCATCGCCTGCATGGCCTGCGCCATCTTCTCGCTATCGCCCCCGGTTTCATCGATGAGGCCGAACAACTGCTGAAGCTGGGGCGGGAGCATGGCCTTCAGACGGGCCGCAATGACCTCATGTTCCGGCCAATCCATCATCTTGGCGATCTTGTCGAGCATCGCCGGGGCAGCGTTCGGATAGGCCCTGGCAAACTCGACCATGGCGTTAGCAGCCTCGATGCGCTGCGTGCTGTAGCTGGGCCCGGTCGAGACCGTGACATCGTACTTGCCGACCGACAGATCGTTGATCGTCATCGGCTCGCCGTTCTCGGCAATCGTGGTCTGGTTGATTTTCACCCAGGCTTCGGAGCCGTCCTCATTCAGAAGCCGGACAACGCGCTCTGTATCGTAAATCTTCGGGATCAGCGCGCAGACGATCTCGCCGGCCCTGCGGATGGCAAAGGCGAGATTGTCGAAGAAATGATAGGTTGACGTGTCGCCTTCCCTCTGACGGGCTAGAATGGCCTTGCCAGAGGTTTCATTCGACTTCGCACCGAGGCCCGCATCGTAAATGCCGGTCGTGCCCTTCATGTCATCCGCTGCGATCTGCGCCTCCTGCCAGAGAGCATTCGGCGGCTGCGGTGCGGCGATGCGCTGCGGACCAGACGGGGAATTGGGGTCGGGGTTATAGATCAGATAGGGCAGCGGCGAGACGTTCGCGCGATCCCACATTGCCCGATTGTTCTTGATCATCTCCGGCGTCACCAGCCAGGGTGACTTCGGGGCGAGGGCGATCAACTCGGCAGCCGAGGAACGCCAGTAGTTATAGAGCCTCTGCGGGTCCTTGGCATGACGGATAAGGCCAGACCTGACAGCCTGCGTCCCGATGACGGTTTCCTCACCAATCACCGGGATGATCGGAATGTGAGCGACCGGGAACTTGTACGGGCCTTCAAGAACCTCCGAGCCCGAGACGATGACCATCTCGACTTCGAACCCGTCCACCTCACGCTGGATCGGCTCGCCGTCCTGATCCCGTGCAATGGGGAGAAACGGCTGAAGCTCGGGCTTAAAGTCCGACAGGTTGACGGTCTTCCCGTCTTCCATGAGGGCGAGGATATATTTGCGGGGCTTCTTGTACCAATACTCAGCGATCCGCATCATGGAATCATCGCGCCAAAACAGGAACGTGTCCTGACTGGCGTCAACCGGATCGACCGGGGAGAGAATGGCCTTGGGATATTTCTTCTTGAACGCCTCTTCCGTGATGCCGTCGACCACGAAACAATAATCAGCGTCCGAGCGGTCGATCTCCTTGGCGTTCGGGTCCCAAAACACACCAAGCGGGTTTTGAATGGCCCGGATGATAATGTCCTGCTCCGTTACGCTGTCCTTGCAATACTCCGTCCCGATGCGGAAGTGACCGACACCGCAGGCAACCGCAGCCTGGAACGCCATCGTATAGACCATATCGGCCTTTGAGACGCGCTCAATCTGGCGAACGATGCCGTTGTACATCCGCGCAATCTCAGGGTCGCCCTGATCGTCAACAGGCGACACCTTGATCGCAGGACGAGACTGCCGCATGTCGCCAGTGACCTGACGGATGAACTGCGGCATCCGGTTGACCGTGATGCACGGGCGGCCCTGCGCTTCACGCTGCCGGCGAACATCAGGCGGCCACTGATCCCCAGCGACGAACTTCAGATCAGACAGAGCATCGTCACGGTTATCGCGGTCGGCTTCCCATGCGAGATTAAACCGCTCCATAACCTGACGATGCTCGGGCTTCTTGCCCCCCTTTTTCATTCCGTCAGGTTCGATCATGTGAAGACCAAATATCCGTTCACATCACCGGCAGCCGGCGCGGTATTATCGCTTTCAGCCTGACCCGTTGTGATGCGGTAGGAAATGCCGTTGGAAAACGGAATGCCGTAAACGAGAGGAGTGCTAACAATGGGAGCGGTCCCAGTGGCACCGGCAAACATTGTGAAAAGAGGAATGTCGGATGATGTCGGGGCCGTAGCCATGTCATAAATCTTGATGAAACGCCCGGATGCGGCGTAGTTAGTTATAAGCCCACCGTAAAGCCGCCCCGGCGTCGCTTTCACGACAACGCCGGTCGTGTTGGCAGCCGAACGGATCGCCCTTGTGACCAGCGTTTCACCGTGCTGAATGATTTCAAACCCATTCGCCATTTCTTAAACTCCTAGCCATCCGCCCGAATGCTGCGGCGGGACTGCGTAGTGCTCGACTTCATCGAGCTTGGGGACGGCCTTGCGTGTCGCCTCAAGGGCGTATCGCAGCGCGTCGATGACGTGGTTCTTCTTGTCCTCAAGGACGGGTAGAATTTCGTTCGTCAGCTTGTCGGTCTTCCACGAATAGAGCGTGAGTTCATCAATGAGGTGCGTGCACTTGGGATGCACCACGATGTCCACGCTTTTCAGGAACTCAACGCCATCCTTGACGCTGTTCGGGCCCTTCTCAGCCCCATGGATGTTGAAGCCAGCCCGCCGCATAAACGAGATCGTTTCAGGACGAGAACTGTCAGCAGTGATCGGCCATTCCCTTGACCCGCTGATCTGGTCGAATAGCTGCGGCGTCCGGTCAATCTCACAACCGATCTTGTGCGCCTCGGCATCGATGTAGAGCGTCCGATCCCACAGATAGGCACGAACGAGAACGGTCGGATCGATGGCAAAGCCCCAATCCGCCCCGAAGTATGGCCGCGCGTCCGATGGAACGTCCAGGCGATCAATGCGCCAGTTCCGAAAGACGCGGGCCTCGCTGTTCCTCTGATACTCGCCTAGCCAGATGTGAGCGTATTTGTCAGGGTCTCGTTCCCGATCCCACTCAA